GGTTTCCCGGCTCATCTCGACGAGAAGGATGTCATTCGCGGCCAATACGCCAAGCGGCTTGATGTCCTCGATACCGGCCATGTCCTTCAGGATCTGGTAGTAGCTCTTGCCCGTGTAGGCGTGGGATTGCCGTAGGTCGTTCCACTCGTTCGCGTGGACGTACAGCATGTACGGTCCCCAGTGCCTGTCGTTCTCAAGCTCGGCGATCAGAAGCCGCACATCGGCCTCGCAGCCGGCGATCGTGCCCGTCCAGTTGCCGGTCAGGGTGCTGATCGCGTTCGAGTTCGTGTACGTCATGTAGCCGTACAGCGAGTTGCCGCCTGACACGACGGTCGACCCGTTGACAAGCGTGTCCTCGAGCTTCTCCACGACCTTACGCGTCGCTTGGGCGACCATCGTCGTGTCGAGCGGAGTGCCCGACCGCTCCATCGCAGCAAGCTGCCGGATCGGAATCCGGAAGTCGCAGTGCGTGATCGGAATGGGCACACCCGTCTCCCCGAAATCGAGAGCGTTCTCATCGCCGGTCGACGTGCCATCCATGTCTTGCCGTGCGGTCAAGCCATCCGACGCATTCTGCCAGTAGTCGTAGAGGATGCCGAGACCACCGAGGTCACGGGTAAACCCGCGCGATTGCAAGTCGGCGATCGCGTTCAGGCGCTGACCAGCAACCTCTTGCACGGTGTTGTCAATGGCGATCCATGCGTTCTTCGGGAGCGTTGCGTTCGTACGGAGCGCGCCAAGATTCCACCCATTCGACCGGAGAATCCTGAGCACATTGTTGGACCCGCCCAACAGCGCTTCCGTCGTCCCAATCTGTACATCTCCGACTTGGTAACTCATCACAACACCTCCACGATGACCTGCGTCAGACCTGGGTCCGCCGCGATCGTCGCAGCTTCCATGACCACGGCCATCGCCTCGCCCACAATCGGGGAGGCCGCATAGATCAGGAACCCGGCCCCGTCCGAGACCAGCTCATTCCCGACCGCCAGCGTCGACAGAGCCGCCGCCGTCGCGTAGACCATGACCTCGTCACCGCGCTGAGGCACGATGAACGGCATCTGGTCGCCGCTCGCGTACGTTCCGTCCGACGGGATCGTGCCGCTCTCGACAACGACCCGTAGCGTCGGGTCAAGCGTCGCCGACAAGACCTGGATGCGCGTCGAGCTTGCGTACTCGACCGCCATGCCTGGCAGGCAAGCCGCGTCCATGATCCATTCCTTCTGGATCGGCCCCTCGGGGGTCGACCGGACAATCACCGACTTCTGTGTCGCGTGATGCTGTGCCATCGCTACTCACTCTCCTTCTTCGCCAACAGGATCGCCGGCGCTTGCGGAATCTCCGACCCCGAGCCGCGCGGGACGCCTGCACCGACGTAGCTGCCCGGCTCGAAGTTGGCTACCAACTGAGCGAGCATCTCGATTGAGGCACCTTCCAGCGTCTCCTTACTGACCGTGCAGCGTTCGTTCGCGACCAACCGCGCGACGAGGCTGTTCCGCTTCTCCGTATCCTCAGCTTTCTGGTTCTTCACGAGCGCGGCGATCTCGCTGAACTTCACGCCGTCGATCTCCGTGTCGCCGTCGATCGAAGCCGAAATCTGCAGCGGCTCATCCAGGGGTCCGATAGGGGCAGCCCCCTCGATCATGTTCGCACCCGATTCGGCTTGCGGTTGAGCAGGCTCGACCGCCGGGGCCGCTGGTTCCGCCGCGGGCTCAGCTGATTCGGCAGGCTCGCTGTGCTCCACCATCCACGCCAGTTGCCCGTCGCCCAGATCCTTGTACAGGTCCTCAGCAACGCCTCGCTCTTGCAGCGTCTTCACCATCTCTTCTCTGTCCATCGTGTTCACCCCTAGGGTCCGAAAAAACGCGCCGATCTTCTGCAGGATCGACTTCTCACAATTCGCCGACTGTGTCGCCATCGTGAACTCCTTCTCCAACAGTGCCCGTGCCTTGTCCTGCGCGGACTTCTTCGCCGCCGCCGGTATATCTGCTTGTGCGCCACGACCGCCGATAACGGCACGCAACGCGTTCTCGTTCAGCTTGTCCGTGCTCGGGTTGACCACCGGGAAGAACATCAGGTTCCGCGTGTCCTCCGCCGACGCCTCGCCAAGCAGCGTCTTGCTAGCGATCCACGACTTGACCGCTCCTGGAAGATCAGCCACGCGCGAACTCTCCGGCCTGTCGCCGCCCGTGTGCTTCACGTAGCCGTCAATCATGTCGGAGAGCGTCGGCCCTTCCCACGACGTGCTCTCCTTGCCGCTGTAGGATGGCGTGCGTGCTGCGCTGCGGATGTTTGCGGCAAGCGGCGTATAGGTCACCTTGCGATCGACCTTCATCGGTTGTCCGGAGAAGACGATGGTTTTGCCGCTGAATCCATAGCCTACGCGGAAATAGGCATCGGTTTTCCCGTCCTCCGATCGAAGGTTGTACACGACCGCATCCTCATAGAGATCGGAAACGTACAGGAATCCTCCGTCTGCCGGCATGTACTGTTCTCGCAACGCCGTCTCAAGCGCCCGCGTCCTATCCTCGAAACTCTCCCCCTCTCGCAATTGAACTGTCAGCATGGTCTGCTCCCTCTCGTTGATCCTCGGCGCACCGCATCCATCCGCCCACGAGCACGCACCGATCGCAGATGGAAGCAGCGCGATGTGATCCGGGCGGATGTTGTGCTGGACCACGTCGTACGGGATACCATTCCACGTGCCGGGCCGCTCCTCTTCGTCGCAGATATATCCCGTCGAAACCTCAAGTGGATCACCAGCCTGCAGCGTGCGCAGCGCCTTCTCCGCCTCACCGCCCATCTCAAGCGCACGCTCGACGTCGACCCACAGCTCGCCCTTCAGCTTGTCCCCATCGTAGTAGGCATGGTAGAAGCGCCCGCACACGTTCTGCTCGATGACCGCAATGTCAGTCGATGAGATCGGCTCGTCCCCGCGCATCGGGTGCCCAACCGGGATGGGAATGTCATCCCACTGAACCGGGAGGACCTTGTGCAACTCGTCCGCCGTCAACAACGCGCTGTTCAGCACTCCAGCACGCACGGCAACGACGGGTGCAACGAGATACGTCTTGCCGTTGACGACCTCTTCGCGTACCTCCGCCGTGACTGTCTGTAACGTTACTAGCTTCATCTTCCCGCTCTAGCCCCCGCCGTCGTGGAAAGCCTATTTGCTGATCGCGATTCCGCCCATACGACCGAATACGGTTTCCCATTCGACTTCCTGCACTTGCGATCTTTGCTGCGATAGCGCCTTCCTGATGCACGGTAGGCCGCGCACTTGACAAGATTGCGCCCGTGCTTCTTCGTCCCGCCAGACTTCTTTTGTGCTTTCATCTCACACCGCCGGTGCCCACGCGCAGGTGCAATTCGGATGAGCCGGCAGCAACCCACGTGCCTCTTCAAGCGTGTACGGAGAAGCACCCGCGCCGTCCGGGCAGACGCCCGTCGGGCACGGTCCGCCGCCGTAGATCCAGTCAACCTTTTCCACCTTGAAGTCCGTGTATCGATTCAGCGTTGCTTCGTCGAACGCCCGCGCTGTCTCCGTTCGCGCCAAGGTCCGCGCCCTGGTCAGGCCGATCTTCCTCACGCGCCCGTTTCTGCCGGCGAGGTCGGAGGCGATGGCGCGGGGATTCTTGCCCTGCGCCAACCCGTCGGTGAGCACCCGCGAGATCTGTTGATCCATCGCCCGTGTTATCCCCTCTAGCTCTGCGAAGTTGCGCGTGTACAGCATCCCAAGTGCATCGGCGTGGAATGGTCCGGCAAGCGTCACGCCGATGGCCGTGTCGGCTGCCGCGGGGATCTCCAAACCAAGTTCCCTCATCTTCTTCTCCGCCCACTCGGCACCCTTCGAGTAGCTGCGCTTCACGTAGATGTTCTGCCAGCCCGTGTGCTTCACGGTCGACCGACCTTCGTAGCTAATGATCTCCAGGATTCCCGCGTCCTCTTGCTTGGCAAGCCACGTCATGAACGCCTGCACCTTTTCCGCCGCGTGCGGATAGTCGTACACGTCAGCATTCACAGCCATCGCGGTACGGATCTTCGTACCCCCGAGGAATCCTTCGTCGACGATCTTCGCGCGGATCTGCTTCTCAAGCAGCCCGAACCGCTTGACCATCTCCGCCTCGTACTGGTCCTGTACGGGCTTGAGGCGCAGGTTTAACTCGCGTTTAGCAAGGGCGACTAGTTCTGCAATCTGTGCGCTCATTCCGCAGACCTCCCTCGCAACTTCGCGAACATCGCGGCGACCTCTTCGTCGCTCTCGTCAAGCTCCTGGACGGTCAGAGCAACGCCCTCCGGCTCGGCCGGTTGTCCAACCATCTCGCGTAGCTCTGGCACCGTAAACAAATCCATCGGCTGTCCCGCGCTGACCTTGTGAATCGCCTCGGCCTTCTTTTGGTAGACCTCGGCTTGCTCCTGATCCGTCAGGTAAAACAGGTTTGGCCACTCAACCTCGTACTGCCCGTCCTGCGGTGCGTCCAGCGCCCCGATGTCGATCAGGCGGTCGATCAGCGCCTCCAGGATGTTCGGCCCCGCAAACTGCTCTTGCCGTTCGGCGATACGGCCAAGCCAGTTCGCCTCGTCCTGAGACGACGCGAGCTCCCCGCGCTCGCTCCCGAGCAGGATGCGCTGCGGAATCCCCGTCTTGCCGGAGACGAGTTGGATAAGCACCTTGAACACGTTGCCGGGATCCTCTGGCGTGGCCCCGATCTCTTTCCAGTCGATCCCCTCCGAGCTGATGAGCCGCTGCAGGTTGTGGATATAGCTCTGCCACTCTTCCTTGACCGCAGAGCGCCCGCCTGCAGTCATCTCGAACCCTTCCTTCGGCTGCAGCACGTACCCTTTGACGACGTTCTGCCAGAATGCTTCAGCCGAGCTGCCCACCACCTTATCCAAGTCCTGCAGGTAGTTGTACACCTTCTGCAATCGGGGTTCGCCGAACACTTCGTTCTCAAGCAAGCCCTCGGCAATGTGGATGATCCGCGAGTGGTGGACGGCCCGTATCCCGATCCCGCTTTTCATGCCCTCGACCACGTTGCTCTTGAGGTCGATGTTGTACGTCTCCGGTCGGCCGAAGCGCGGGCTGTTGACGTTTGTGTCATGGGACCGGATGTCCGCGTAGACCTCGCTGAACGTCGAGAGGTAGATCACGTCCTTGTTGCTCCCGACTCTCTCAAGCGGCTCAGAAAGTTGACCGTCTTTCGTGCCGATCAGAATCACGCCATACCGCCCGATTCCAGAGAGCCGATCCGCCCGCTCTAGGTACGAGTAGATCTTCAGACGATCGCGCAGCTCGATCCAGCCCTTCATGAACTTCGACTTGCCTTCGGACCCGTCGGTGACGACCGGGCGCCGACGCCACGTTGTCTTGGCCGGCGCGTCTACGATCGTAGAGGCGAGCCCACGCCGGTTGTAGTAGGACAGGTATTGATCGAGCGTCGGGTCTTTTGTGTAGCCGAGGTTCGTGTCGATGTCACGGTCGCCGCCGAACTGGTACCCCGCCAGATGTGAAAGGATTGACCGACTCGCGATCGTGCTGGAATTGACAGCCAAACGCTGATTCCGACGTACATCGTCGGCTGTCAGCGGCGTGAATCGCCCACGTGAGTCGCGGCCCATCGGTCCCCCTCAACAATGAAAGCGGCCCTGACCACCCGCGCTCAGAGCCTATTGCATTGCGCGTTACCTCAATCTAGCAGGGGGAGCGCGCCGCGTCAACGGATTGGGGCTAGGAAGTTGTTTCCATTTGTCCCTTCGCGACGTCAACTCCAGGAGATGTAACAGCCCAATCAGGCGGCACCTCGAACACTCGCTGTTCTATCTTCTGTTGTTTGCGCTCGGCCCTGAATCCGCATTGCGGGCATACAACTCCTGGAATCGACGGATACGTCGTGTATTCAACATGCGTCAACCTCGCTCCGCAATTCGGGCACATATCCTCAATCATCACGCACTCCTTGTCGCCATTCATTTCACCTTCCCGCTACCATATCAACCATCCGCCCGAGCAAGCCCCGCTTCCCCTTCGCGCACTTCGGGCAGAGCATCCCGCTGCTCTTCGCGCCGACAATGGAACTCGCCCTATGACCGAGGTCCTTCCGCTTGATCTTCTTCCCGCACTTGGCACACGTCGCGACTTCCTCGTTCGCGCGTGCTGGCTTCATGCCAACGCCGACTCGCGGTCCTCGCTTCGCTAGGCGCATCATTCCGACTCCTTTCTTTCAACGATCTCAAACCGCACGCGCACCGTCATCAGCGACCATCGCGGCTTCCTGGAATCCTGCTCCTTGCCGTCGTACTTCCCGTGATCGCCCCACGCGGCCATCGGGTTGCACCGCGTGGTTGGATAGCTACCAGTCACCTGACCGCAGTCTTCGTCCATGCGCAGCTTTTCACTGTTCCTGGAACACTTGCGAGACAACCAGTCACGATGCGACTCGTTACGAGTAGATCGTGATGCCCGAACTCCTCATTCCCATGCCCGGCCACCGTGTCCGCATCCCAATCAGCACCGACTCCATAGACGCCATACTCCCGATCAAATTTCGCGCGGATCAGCCCAAGCAGCGCCTTGCCGATACTCTGGAACACGCAACCCCCTCGGTAGCCTCTCTCCGGCTCACGAATGATAGCCCAGTGCGGATCGCTCATCATGACCACGGCGTTATGTAGATAGGCTTCCGAAGGTGTCAATCTCCCTAGCTTTGCATGCCGATCGCCAAGTTCCTCGTGGTGCCTGTCGTACACTTCGCGCGGCCCAATCGTGTAAATCAATCGTACACCTCGTAGAACGACAGCGGCATCCCCCACTTCTTGCTGTAGGCCACGCGCATCTCGACGCCGCGGTACGTCACGTCCCAGATCGTGACGGTGCGCGACTTCACCTCGACGCAACGGCCCTCCCCGCTCCGGATCATCTCGGAGATCACGTCGAGGTCGGCCATCGTCAGATACTGGCCGTACCGCTGCCTGGCACGGCGTAGCGCGTGCATTCTCCGCCCAGCACGCAGGTCGCGGTTCCTGAGCGTGTGGCGCTTCGAGCGGCTCATGCTTTGCCGTCCATCGCGAGGACGAAGGCGCGGGTGATGGCCTTGGGCGCTGATTCGGCATAGACTGTCGGCTTGCCCCCTCTGAACTCCGCCCACCAACTATCCCAACAATGCCGCGTATTTCCAACCTGGAAGCGCAACGCATTTTCGCGGACCGACTCAACCAACTCCCACGCCGCCGCGATGTCGTGACAGTAGTTGGGCAACCCAGATGCCGCGCGGCCATCATCCGTATGCCAGTGGACCGCCCGATTGACCTCCTCGACGGGTACGCGACGACCAGACGAGAGCTTCCGATCCAGTTCCGTGTCATACCACATCTCACCGTCGGGCTCAGAATGAAACATCAGCCCGACCGGCATCCCCGCGTCTGGCTGTTCGGGCGGTCTCCATCCATCGAGCCGGGCTGCTGTGCTGTTCAGCTCCTCATCTGACATCGCCATCACTTCATCACGCGTCATCCTCGCCTCCTTATCCAGCGCTACTCCCGAAGAACTTCCCAAGCCGCTTGCGCAAGTCGCCCGATTCGCCATCACCGACGTCAACGTGTACCCCGAACATCGCGAATCCAACGGCAAGCTGCTTGATCCCGGCAAGCGTCTTTTTCACGGCGTCGTCCATGAGCACCGATCCGAGCTGCGCCCCCTCTGGATTCTCTCTTGCGATCTCCGCGAGCGCCTCCCACAACTCGCCCTGCGGTCCATTCGGAAAGAAGTTCAGCGCCTCGACCGCTGTCTTGAACCGACCAGATACCTCTTCCACAAGCTGTTCCTTGTTCACGTCATGCCTCCTCAAGTACTTCGCGCGCCCGCCCGCATTTCAGCATCAATCTTGTCCCCCTATCTCAATCAACACGTGTCGCGATGGATCACGCAGGAACCGCCGCCACGCTTTCCGCCTGTCGTGTGCATTCCCTCCCGGTTTCCGCCATTGCGTAAGGCCGAGCCCGAGCCTTCCGACGGCAGGCCGTTTGCTCCGCGCCCGCCACCATGCAACCGCAAGCCGTAGTCTCCGTTTCATATTGCCTCCTCACCACACTCCGACCGGCTTCCGTTCCTTCCGCGTTTTCGCCAGATCGAACAACTCCGCAAAGCCGTGCACCACCGCATCCAGCTGGTTCGGTGACGGCATCGGCGGCCCAGTATATGTCGTCAACTCCTTCTCGAGCTGCGTGAACACACCAACATGGTGGATCCTTCGCTGAGAATAGAGCGCGGAAACAGGCTCCGCGCGGCCCTTCTTCGATTCCGACGCTGTGATGCCGTGGTAGGACACGTCGGGGTCTCGCAACCGCACAGCTGTCTCAATCCAGTCACCGCCCTGATTGTCCTCTGCAACGACGGCCCCGGCACCGTATCGATGATAGGCGTCGATCACGATCCGCGTCGCTTCGTCCGGCGTGTAGATCCCTGAGAGGTTGTCACGCACGTAACCGTGCTTCGTGTCAAGCTCACCGATGGTCGATCCCTCGCCCGAGGCGTAGTACGGAGCGCCAACGGAAAGCACATAGATGCCGTGCTCGTCACTCGTCTTCTTTGATGTCGTCGACGGGTCCCACGAGATCGCCGTCCTGTAGAGCTCGGGCATCTGTCCCTCGCCGATCCGCAGCGCATCGATCAGGCCAAGCTTCCACAACGCGCCCTCGACGTCTGGCGTCGGTCTCTGCTGATACTGCGCGAGCCAGATCCTCTCACTCGCCAGCAAAGCGCGGATCTGAGCCAACCGCTTCTCGTTGAACCGCCACGGCCATAGCGCCGCACCTTCTTCGCGTCTGAGTGGATCGTCTTCCCCCGCGATCGCCGGGAACTCAACCATCTCCCACACAAGCCCGCTGATCTCGGCTTCCTCCAACAGCTGCCCGATCAGATCCTTCGTGTGCAACCGCGATGCTACAATGACGATTGCGCCGCTCGGAGCAAGGCTCCGCACGATCGTCGACTTGAACCATTCGAGGATCTTCCGTTGGTACGTCGGAGACTCCGCCTCTTCCAAGCTCTTGTGGGGGTCCTCAATGATGACTAGGCTTCCCCCGCGCCCCATCAGCGGTCCGCCGGCGCCGGCCGCCTGCATCTTCCCGCTGTGCCCAGCGACATGCCACAACTCCACCGACTGCGTGTCCTGAGACAGTTCAAGGCCGAACAGCGGGCCCGCATAGTCCCGGAAGATCCGCCGCGCTTCCCTGCTCATATCCGTTGCGAGACTCGCCGTGTGCGCTGCGAGGATCACTTCCTTGTCTGGGTTTCGCCCGAGGAACCACGCAGGCGCGTTGCGGGAAACGGCCTCGCTTTTTCCGTGCCTCGGAGGTGCTGACACGACGATCAGCTTGATCTCGTCGTGCCCCTCGTTCGTCCACCGCTCGGCTTCCTCGATCTTCTCACAGAGCAAGTCGAGGTGCGGCGAGTGAACCCAGCGGCCTTCCCCCGTGTACTCGCAGAAAGAAGAAAGCCGCCGACGTGCAAGCTCCCCAAGGTCGGCGCGATTCCTGCGCTCTAGCTCTGCGCGTTCCTCAATCGCTATCCCCGTCGTCAAGTTCCGCCATCGCTTTCCTGCGCCGCTCGATCCGCTCTAACAGCTGCTCATCGGACAGGTCGGCCATCTCATGCTGATGCTGCATCGGCCCGCCGTCAGGCCCGCTATGCTCGTGCGTCTGCTTGTCTTGCCACCCGAAGTTATTCCGCAAGCCGAACTCATGGCCGTGCGGTGAGCCGACGCCTGAATACAGGCGCCGCTCCAGATTCTCTTCGACCCTCGCGCGCGCGCGCGTTATCGTGGGGAAAAACTTCTTTCCAAAATCGTCGGACCTGTTTGTGTAGTTGACCAACGTCCACCTAGAAATCCCGAGTCTATTCGCGAGTCCCGTCATGGTGTACGGGATCGGCTTCCGCACTTCGACGACCTTGACACCTGTTACTTCGCCCGGCCCCCCCTGCTTCGTGATGACCTGCTCCGGAACGCCCTTGTCACACTCGTCGAAGTATGCGTCGATCTCCTTCTCCATCGCGGCGACAGTCGCAAAGATGCGCGGACGCCCGCCAGGGTGTTTCTTCTCTTTGCTCGCCTTCACGCTAATTGCTCCTCGCGAGCCATTCGTTCCTTGAGAGCCTGCCGAATCGTGTCGTTCTTGTTCGCTTGGCTCTCCAGATACTTGATCACATCCGCGTCGGTTTCCGTATTGAGCTGAAGCGTAAACTTCTCATACGCTGCACGCATTATGGAAGCACCGTCACTTCGCGGCATCCGCACGACGCCGCAAACGTCTGCGCCTTGCGCCTGGCTTCGCTGTACAGTCCGAACGCTTGGAACTCACGGTACGTGACTCCGCCGCCGAATCCGAACCACCACCAGCCGCGTCCGCGGGGCTTCCGTCCGTGCGCGAACGCGTAGCTTTCCGTCTTCACTGCCACGCTCGCTATCGGTACCTTGGTCCCCGCATTCATGACATCCTCCAGACAGCAACCGTATGGTCCGTCTCGTGCAAATCATCCGTGCATACGATGAAGACCGAGAATCCACGCTCGTCATGAAAGTTCGAAGAAGCCAACCGACGAACTGGAATCTTGGAAAACTGCGACGCCGCCTGGGCGCTACTCGGGGCATTCACCTTCGCTGTCCTGCTTCCATCTACCACTTTGTACATCCGCACCGTCCGCTCTATCGGCCGTGGTGTGGTCTCCTTTTTCCTGGTCATGCTTGCCTCCTTCGGGGCTTTCATAAACCAACCATACCATACCCGACCGGTATTGTCAAGTGATCACAACCGGACATCCGTCACCTGTTTTGGTTCAAGCTCCAACGCAGCGAGACGTTCAAGCGTCACGGCGGCGTACTTCGGCTCGATCTCCATGCCGTAGCAGATACGCCCCTCTTGCTCGGCAGCCACTACAGTTGTGCCAGAGCCGAGGAATGGGTCAGCCACGTTACCCTCGTGGTTGCGGATAGGCCGCGCCATGCACTCGACGGGCTTCTGTGTCCCATGTCCAGTTTTCTTTTCGCCGCATCCTCCGGCAGGATTCATCCCAGCGAGATCCCACACCGTTGACTGTTTCCTATCTCCTACCCACTTAGCTTTCGAGCCACTCCGAACTCCGTACCAGCAAGGCTCATGCTGCCAGTGGTATGCTCCGCGACTCAGTACAAAGTGAGATTTCCGCCAAATGATCTGACCACGGATCTGAAACCCGGCGTCAAGAATTGCCTTGCCCGTCGCTATAATGTGGTCGCCGCCCGGCGACCAGGAATATAGGACTGCGCTCGGCCAGTTGCGAAACACCTCGCTCCAATCTGAGCGGTCATCGTTCAATACTTTACCGCGCTGCACTGTCCTGCCATCGCCAAATTGGCCGCCAGCTTCATCGCGCCACGTCGGGTCATACTCCACGCCATACGGCGGATCAGTCACCATCAGATACGGCTCCGCGTCGCCAAGCAGTAACGCCACATCGCCATCGTCCGTCGAATCCCCGCACATCACTCGATGCGTTCCCGCCTTGCCGGAAATCTCCCATATCTGTCCACGTTCCACTCCCCACTTCTCAAGAAGAGCCTCGGCGCGATCGATCATCTCGGCAACCGCCTCGGAATCGTCCTCCATCTCGCGAAACGCAGATAGATCGACCTCCGGAAACCGGAATGTCGTGTCCAGGTCGTCGAATGACAGATCAAGATCCTTGGAGAACGCAGCCAGCCCATCGAACGTCATCTCGCCGTACTGCGAAGTCAGTCCGAGAAGCTTGTGCTTCGCCTCCTTGTACGTCTTCGCCTCGACCCATGACACGGGCAGCGGCGGAATCTCGAACTCGTCCGCCATGCTCCGCAACACCGCGATGCGCTGGTGCCCGTTGAGGATCCAGTTGTGTTCTCCCTTGCGCCAGACGGCGACCGGTTCCGAGAAGCCGTCCTGGAGGATCTCCTTGCGGAGCCGCTCGGCGTTCTTCGGCGTAAGCTTCTTGAGGTCCCCCTGGAAGAACTCAAACGCGTCGAGAGGCAGTGTTGCAGCTCCCTCGCACGCTATCCGTATCTTCGTTTCCGGCATTTCGACGCCCTTATCTATCTTCCCTGCCTCAGATCCGCGAGCGTCCGCGTCAGATCCATCGATGCCCGTCGCACCGCCGCGCGATCCTTCCCAGGAGCGCCGCCATCGCACGCCGCCGCCTGGTAGGCGCGAATACGATCAACGAAGCGTAGGGCTTCCTTCTTTGCACGATCAAGCGTCTCGGCGTTCATTCCCCGTCATCCTCCCACTGATCCACTACCCGAAGTAGGGCGGTTTTCAACTGAAGCGGCGTAGCGGTCAGGACAGCGGATACGGTCCTGTTGAATTCCAGCGTTCGATGATCCGGTTCGGGTCCGTCCTCTCGCGCCTCGAACCAGATCGCCTTGCCGAACAAAACGGGCGCTTTTTCGCACGCCGCTGCGATCGCGCCCTTCGGCCCCCTCCACAAGGCATCGTTCGTCTCGAACGCCGGCGGATCGCTCTGCCGTCCCCCATCCGGCGTCGAGTACCACTCGCCGACGACGTTCCGGTTGTGCCAGCCGAGCCACCTCGCAAGCCTGTCGTTGTCTGTCATTACGCCTCCCTCCCTCTACTATACCACTCTGAGGGCCCGCGACCAACACGCCGCAGGATGAACGCTCCGTCCTCTTCGCGCAGCACCTCGTGGTGCGTGATCGCGGTGTCACCCCTTGTCTTGCGGACGACGTGGCGACCTTGATCCCGCGCCTTCCGTAAGCGCGTTGCGATTGAGTAGTCCGCTGTGCTGACGACCAGCTCGTCACCGGGATGGGGTCCCTCGTCGGCACCGCCCCACTCACATGGCCGCCAACGACACTCCGCTCGCGTGAAGTCGACTGCGCTTGGCTTCACTTGTCCTCTCCGTACTCCGACGGCAGGGCGCGGATGTAAGCTCCAACTGCTCCATTCTGCCCAGCGCCAACCGCTAGAATGCACCGCTCCCTCATCCGCTCCTCGGCCTCGCGTTGGGCGGCGAGGAGAAAAGGCATCACGCTCGGAATAAGCTGCTTCACCCGCGCAGCGAGCCACTTGACATCATGAGGATGCTCGCTCCGCTCTCCGTTCCAATGAATGCTGATCAGCAACGATTCAATGAACGACTTTGCCCTTTCCTCTGCCGTCATCTCAGGCATCGCCGATCACCATGCCTCTCGGTAGATATACGTGCCTGTGGTGTCGAGGCAGTCTCGGCAGAACGCGCATCCTCGCCATACACCACTCGGCGCATAGACACGGACAGGCTTTCCGCAGTTCTGGCACGGGACTTCGATGAATCGCGATTCCTCCTCATGACGAACCCATGCGGCTGAATTATCAGAGCCCATCGCCGATCACCTCCGCCAACGCCGCTGTAAGTTGGGCGGGGGACGATCTCAGCATGCCCCACAATTCAACCGCGGAAGGCATGCTAAAATCACCTTCGTTTTTAATGAGTTGACAGAGAAACTTGTAGATCAATCCACGCTCCTCTATCTTCGCCAGCAGGCCGTCCTCACCATGCCAGAGGGCGATGTCAACGTCGGGCAGCCATGCAATAGTCTCGAAAGCACAGCCGTGGCGATTGCTCTCGACAGCAAGCCATGTCTGCCCTTGATACGAAAAGACCTCGCCCCATTCTGGATCGGCCCCCTTATTCGGCATCTCTGTGAAGATTCCTAGCCACCTCGCAATCCTCTCTTTCGCGTTCATCGGCCCTCCTTCATGAATCTCGCCGCTGCTTTGTCTTCCAATCTTGTGCCATCCTCGAACATGAGATACGGGATCTCAATGCCGTGCCCGCAACAAGCCGAGACTACTCCGCCGCCCAGCGTCCCGATACATGCGTCGTGGCCTTCAGGGGTCGGATACTGGCCACAGCGCGCACATGGCCGGCCTTGACCATCGCCAACAAGTTCAAGCGTATCGGCCCAAACCCATTCCCACGCATCCTCGTCGAACCGCGTCGGATGTCCGCGGACTGCTCCATGCGTCCCTAGTCGCAATCGGCCCTCCTGTCCGGCACCACAACCCATCCGCAGCCGCCACATCCATGGCATGTTTGCTCTATGCCAACTGACGTCGACCCGTACTGTAGATCAGGCGGGACCGTGCCGCGACCGCCACACACTGGGCAAATCTCAGCATGTTGCTTCATCTCATCCATCTCGCACCTCCGGGATCTCGGCCCAGTAAATCACAGCCGCCGAGAATGGATGCCCCGTCGAAAACCAGCGCCATCCGAGCCTCATATTTCTCCACAACGTCACAGGCAGATACCCATCGGCGATCGCCCACACAGCACGCCATCCTTCTTCTGGCCGACCGCTTTCCGGCAACCGCTCCTCGACCGGAATCCACTCGATCAGCGACAGTGGATGATCCTCCGGCGCGTTGCGGATCTGCTCGATCAGTCGCTCGCGGGACATGACTAGAACCCGCCGAACTCGGGTAGCGCGTCCAGTTCTTCCTGCGTCATTACGCCGAACTCGAAGCGATACCAATCACCGGGATCACACCCGTCGAAGAGATGGGTCTGGTGTCCAAGATCAGTTGCACGGAAGATGTACGTAGATCCCTCTCCCATGACTGACACCCTCACTACAGGAATTGCTTCGTGCATGATTCCTCCTTCTGCTCGACCAGCGCGTCACGATTCATCGGCGGCCTCCGCGATCTCCCACGCTAGGTCATGCATCCTCGCCTCCTTCGTCATCGCCTGAGATACATGCACATTATTGGTCCTATCAACAGGCGTCACGCCGATCCCGCCTACCGGATTCCAGCCCGTTAGCATCGCACAGCGTACTGCTTCCTGAAGCAGCATCGGTTCATTGACTACCGATATGATCTGGTATTCGAGCTTTGTCATTCCGCCTCCTTTTCGATCTCCTCCCGTGGCCCCCGAATCACCGATCCTCCCTTCACTACTACCTCGCCCTTCTTCGTGATTATCGCATCATCCTCGGCAGCAGACTCTTCACGGAATGCTCCTGTGAAAATGCGGTACGTCTTCCGCTTCTCAGGCCCCGGATACTTCTCGTTGAATCGGGACCACGCTTCGGCGGGCGGGAGGTCCGCGAACCATCCGGCCACTGCGACCAGCTCGTCATCGGGGATCTTCCGGAGCCGATCGGCCACGTCGAGCGAGACGCGATCGAGCGCGTTCTGTCCGGGGACTGCAAGCCCTCCCCTGAAGCCCGCAACTCGCTTTCGTTTCTTCGCTTCGCCGCTGGAGAGCCCAACATCCGCCGCTACGTCGAGATAGTCCGCAGCCTCGCTGACGGCAGCGTGAGCGATCCCGTGATCCTTGAACCACGCGATCAATTCGGCCGCCTTCCATGCTGCGCTGTGTTCCTTCGCAATCCAGTTTTCCAATTCGAGGTACTTTGCTTCGCTTTCTTTCCAGCGCCAGCGGTTGTAGAACCAGAGATCTCGCTTCGGGACAACCTTCCCGCTCGGCGATTCGATCACCATACGCTGCCCCACGTGATCCACGCCGAACCCGATCGGCTCGAACTGCCGCCACCGCCACCGACCGTTCGGCGGGAATCGCCGATGGCACTCCGAACACGACGACGCCAAATTCCCCGGTTGGTTCAACTCATGCTCCGGTGGAAGACCTCCCGGACCCTGGTGGATCATATGCGAGATCTTCGTCGCCTCGACTGGTTCACGATGCCAGAATTGGCAATCAACGTTGTCGCGCGCGAAGACTTCGCGCCGTGTTTTCTCGCTAGGACCTGTCGTCGGCATCAGTCGATTCCTCCAAGATGTTGTCTCTCACTTCTGGCGGCAATGATTCCCACCACTCCCAGAACTCGTCGAGGAAGTGTCGTAGTGCCGGGAATATATTCTCCTCGATCCACTTGACAAGGGGCTCCATGATCTTCGCCGCATACTTCGCGCCAGTACGGATCACTTCTTCGTCGGTCATCTGCGCTAGGTCGAACACAGTGAACCCATCAAGCATCCCGTGCTCTGCGAGCTTGGTCATCGCAAGTCTGCCATCGCGAATCTGGACATTCTTCATCATTCCCGCCTCCCTTCCGCCATCCCAGCAAGCGCCATCTGCTCAGCCTGCTCCACCTCCGGCCAACGCACAAGCCGGTAGTACCACGCGCCGCTGCGATAGCTTTGCTGGATCTCGTATCGTCGCAAACGCTCGGCCTGGCACAACTTCAAGCCACCCGGCAACCATGCGCGGATCTCAGATACCCGCGTCCCGATCGCCGCTGTCCGACATCGCTCCGTCAACTGCCAGCTCGAAAACCACGGTGACGCCAGAAACTCCACGCCGTCTTCCTCGACCCAGCCCAGCTGCTCATCGAGGAATCGGAATACCTCGCCCGGCTTCGTCGCGCGGTAGCTGCCGTCATCGTTCACGATCTGCGCCGCGTGCATCCCATCTCCTTTGTCCTTGGATCACGGTATGGAGGCACTGGGCGGTGCCAGGGATCGCCCCGATAGCGCGGCGGGGAGCCGAAGATCGCCCGATATTCCCGATCGAATTGCTGCGCCGCCTCCACTGCGCGGAGCAATCCCGTCACAATCTCGCGACACACAGGGAGCAACCGCCAGCCGACTCGATAGTTCACTGTGTCGCGGCGTCCGGCGATCTGCACTGCGTGGATCATGGGGACTCCTCGCCCCCTCTCACACGCTGATCAGGCCCCGTCATCTCCACAACCGCGCAGTGCTGCGACCAACGCGACACGGCACGGTCACCGTACCTATCCCTGACCGCGCCCGGCCACCGCAGATTCGTGCTCACCGCGATCGGGAGGTGCTGCCGGTACCGGTAGTCGATGATCTGCTCCAGCGCCTCCAGCACGAAGTCGGTCGTGCGCTCCGAACCGAGGTCGTCGAGCACCAGCAAGTCGCATTCCTTGCACTTCTCCGCCGTCCAACGTACACCCTCGGAGATCTCAGACCGCAACGTCTCGGCCAGTTCCGGGACGAACCAGAACCGCACATCGGCGAGGTTCGTCATCTCCTCCCGTGTGAGCGTCGGCGCAGGCTCGCTCGCCGGATCGATCTCCGCGTATCGTTTCGCCGCCTCGGCCATGAGCTGCTTCACGTCGACCTTGACGAGCTCGCCAGCCGCCTCGCCGCTCTCGGGGAATCGCCGCTCCATCCACACCCGATCCTCAAACTCGCGTGCCGCGCAGACGAGATGGTGTGTCTTGCCTGTACCGACCAGGCCGAAGATCACGACGCCCTGCAGCCGTCCAGCCGCAAGATCCTCGCAAGCCGAAAAAGCGGCCCGGTTTCCGGCGTGGACGCGTGTCGATCGGAAGTAGGCGTCCGCGAACTCGGGGCCGAAGTTGCTGCCCTGGATCATCGTGCCTCCACCACTCTGAACTCGATTACCCACACCCACGGATTTTCCTCCCAGCCGTAGCCGCGCTTGGCATTGATGGAGTTCCAGAGGTCGCGAAATGCATGCCGAGCCATCGTCGCCGTCTCCGCACTGAATCCACACCCAGGGTTTGGGAATATGCCTTCGTGGACCACGTCCCCAGCCCAGATCTCCTGCACCCGCTCGACGCGAACGTCCGTGATCTCCAGATCGATCCGCGATGCCCAGCGCGGCATGTGGATGGAGGGGCGCCAATTCTCGGTGCCGTTCATATACGGTAAGATCCGATTGCGCCCGACCGCCTTGGACCCTTTTGCACAATAATTGATGCAGGCAAACCCCGTATCGTCTTCGATCTCAGGTCGCCACGTCTCCCGCACCCACAGGCGATCGCCGAGGACGCCGTAAGGGCACGTCCGATATGCGAACGGCAAAAATGTTCCGTCGCTACCAGACGCCAGATTCTTGATCGGCAAACCACTCCCCGAGCTATCGCCGAGGATGATGTGATCACCGTCAATGGCTGTGCCAGCATACCGTATGTGATCCGGGCCAATCGGCTGAGGTTTGATTACCCGCCGCGTCTGCGTCTTCCTGCCTTCGAGAATCGCCAGCACCATCTCGCCTTTGAAAAGGATCGGACGCTCTTTCATCGCCTCACAACCCCCTCGTATTCCGAGTCGTCGCGGCCACGGGCACCGCGTTGCTGCCCCGGCTTCACCTCGTCTTCCCATCGCTCCTGGTTCAGCCACGTCGCTGGATACGGCACGTACTGTCCGCCGTCCTTCTCCCACTGTTGGCAGCCGACGTGCCGACGAAGCCCTTCCATGATGGCCTTGAATGTCTCGTCCGACTTGACAGCCTTGGCAAACGCTTCGCACGCCTTCTTCTTGGCGACCTTGCGCGGGTAGAGATCCCAGAAGTTGGTGAAGCGAAGATCTTCTTCAACAGAACCCTTACTTGTACCTTTACCTTTACCTATACTTGTGTCCCTGAACAAGCCCTCACTAGGGGCTCCAAAGGCCTGAGGTAGTCCTTCCCCGGAGAGGAGCAGCCCGATCCGAGGATCGAACCCGATACGCTCTTCCAGCAAACGGATGATACCCTTATGTGAGTTGTTGTCAGGATTGAGCGGCCAGTTCCGTTGTTCGGTGATGTGATCCGGTATCCAGAGCCGGACACCGTTGTCAGCTACACGACGGGCAGTGACAAGCGCTTGAATAGCACGCTCGATCCGCTTTGGACTTAGCCCGAGTTCGAACCGCACCCGCTGTGGATCCCATTCGAGGAAACCTGCAGGGTCGCATACGTCCTTCAGGTGTTCGAGTAGCAGCTTCGCATCGGGAGGTAGGGCACGATACTCTGGGTCGTTGCATTTAGTACGAAGCGTGAATCTGATACTCACTTCTGTCCCCCTCTGTGTAGGGTGTGGGGACGATCCCGCACAGAGACGATCCCAGACCTAGTGGAGAGGTCGAGATCCGGTGATCGTCCCCGTGTCATCATACCTCATTCCGGCGGCCAATCCAAGACCGCTTTTTTAGCGGCGGACCGGGGATTTTGTCGCCTACGGGCTCTGACGCACGGATGCAGTAATCCTCCCACCAATCACCTTCTTGCCTCCACCCCAACCACTCCGCGATGATCCGCTCTGCTTCTGCTATCTCCATCCTCCCCTCCCGGAGGCCATCGCTTCTTTGACCCACCCTTTTGCGATAGTTCGTTCACGGTCTGGGTTGCGCCGATGCCAACAGATCGGACACATCCCCGCGTTGGCTGGGCACTCCCACGATGGATACCGCATGCTATCATTGGGTACGAACAAGCCGCCGTCGATCCGGGCGCCCTGCCAAGCAGGCGAGACTGAGCAACCAGACATGATGTGTTCGGCATATGCCGACCCTGTCAAAATAGCTGTCCCGCATCCATGATCTCCATGATAGACTCGGCCACAGATTGGACAATCCATCATTTCGGCCCTAGGCCTCATCTCTCGCCTCCCGGAGGCTATCGCCAACGCAGCCAGCAGTGCATAGGCTTCGTGAGGCAACGGCGCATCAGGGAACATTTGCTGGAATACCTCGCCCTCGACCATTCCTTCGATATCCCATGCGTAGTTCAGTTGCTCCCAAGACAATACGAAGTAGAGGGATTCTCCGGTGTCGAGTGGATACGTCACATGCAAGCCCAGATCGGATTCATCAAGCCTAACATCCTTCGACTGCAGCGCCTGCCTTACTGCATCTATCATTTCGGCCCTAGGCCTCATCTCTCGCCTCCCGGAGGCTACCGCCTCAGTCTTTTGTCGCTTCCCGCACCCATCGCACATAGAGCCACCAGTAGAGGACTGGCACAAGGGGGCTAGTTCCCCACTTCGCCCTCTCCTCGCCGCCGCAATTGCTCGGATCACCACGGCCACTCCTCTCCACTTGCCAGCTGCCACGTTGTCTCCCAAGCACGATCGAACTGCCTTACCGCGCCGACCAGATGACAAAACGACCACACGAATAGGACAGGCGGCCCCCAGAGCGGGGCAGTCATGAAGAGGAACGCGAGCCTCATCGCATCCGTGAGATCGCGCAGCGTTTCTTCATTCATCGCGCCTCCCTTCTATGGGCGGCCCCAGTCGCCAAGACCGCCCGGTGGAAGTGACACAGATGCGGGCTGAACCGCCCTGTGTTGCGACTGATGCCCCATCGCTCGCAGCCATGGAAGACCTGTGACTGCAGGCCCTCCTCCCTGCGCTGCGAAACGGGGATCGATTTGGGGCGGCTGGCCGGATCGGGGCAAGATCTGACCACAGCGACCGGGACAACGCGTGATTCCGTTCCCCGCGGCCGATTCTGCGTCTTGCTCGGTGTCTCCCTTCCGCAGCCGCCCCGTTCATCACGCGATCACTTCTCCCGCAACGGCAAGCCCGTCTTGCTCGGCTGCCTTCTTCTGCGCCGTCGTCAGCAAAGCACACACGCGTACTTGCCCCAACATCGTGGCCGCTTCCCAGGGGTATTGGCGATCATACCGGAAGGAAAGTTGCACGGGCGTCTCTGCCACAAGCCCTACCAGATCCGACCATTGGACCTGCACTTCAAGCCAGGAATCGTGGGCCATGAGACCAATCACGGCACCATCCGAGTACAAAACAGTCCATGCCTCATGCAACGAATGGCACGTTGCAATGAACTCGCCCCGTGTCATGCTACCGCCTCCTCTGCTTCTTGGGCGGACGTGAACTCCGCGACTTTCGCCTTGAGTTCCTTCAACTCCTTCTCCAAATCGTTCGCCCGCCGGTACTCCTTGAGCCAGCGATCCTTCTCGACCTCGACTTGTTGTGCGACAGAAACAAGCGCCGGGTCGATCTCTGGCGTCTCGGCCACGTCAGAATCCGGGATGGACTCGATGGTCAAAGATGCCTCTGGATCTGGGACGAACTTCGGGAGTCCGTCCTTGTACTGCCGCTTGCAGAGAACGACCTGATCCATCGCGGCCAGCAAAGGCCCCGCTTCGCCTGTGAGCGGGAAGACGATCTCCCGCGCCCCGCTATCGATGTGAATCTTCACGTGTTGCCTCCTTTCGATGCTGTACAGATGTCATGCTACTGCTTCCTCTGCCATCTCAACGAGCTCGAAAGTGCCGTGCTTGCCCTTGCACTGCGGCCTGTAGTCCCCGATGCCCGGGAAGATCCCGGCGTTCGTGATGATCCGCTCCAAGACATCTGCCGGCATCTCGAAAGGCACATCGCGTGTGTGAATCGTGAACGACAGAGACCAAGGGAACAGCAAGACGCGGACCCTCGGGACCGCAGCCTTGCCGACGATTGCTCGCGCGACGTGCAAGGCCGCTTGTCCGTTGCGGTAGACCAACGCGTTCCCGAGCGGTTGCTGCGGAGCGCTCTCCGCCTTTTCGAGGCTCGACATGTCGACGCCGTGTGGAATCTCATCAGGCGTGATGAGAAGGTTCCCACGAACCCAGTCCATCCACGTCTTCTGTCCCTTCATCCGTTCCGTCTTCGCGGCGATGCTGATCGCTTGCTCAAGATGGACGGCAGGTTGATAGACCTTGCCGTCTTCAGTAGCATAGACGGCGTTTCTCCACTCGGAGAGACTGAACTTCGGGGCCGATGCCACCTTCGCGCCTGACATCTGTGGAGTCGGGTCGTACCGGTGCTGCAAAAGCCCCGGAGCCATTCCTTGGATCGTTACGCTAAACTTCCTCATGATTTCTCCTCACTCTACCTTGCCGTACCTTGCCCTATCTGGACAAGCCGAACCTAGCCTAATCACGCCCGGTTGTCCTTGCCTTGCCAGGCCATGCTCTGCCGGATCCTGCCTCGCTCTACCATACACCGACCTGCCCAGGACCCGCCGGACCGCGCCAAACCATTCCCCGTTGGCCTAACACATCACCTCCTCTTTTATCCTCATCCGCCAATCGTGCCGGCTCATCTCCTTGTTCTCTGCCGGCATGAAGCGCCAGATCAGCGCCTTCTCAATCAGCACGCGCTGGAAGCCGTCAACGCGCAACCAGCGCGCTTCATCGAAGTGCTTCCTGTGGCCCCGCAGCCGCTCTTGGATGTTGTCTGACTCTCCTAGATAGATCAGCTCTCCCGCGCGGTACAGAGCGTAACAGCCTGGCGCACGTGGCAGCTGTTCGATGTCCCGGAACGAGATCCGCTCCCATGAGGCAAGCCGTGGGATTGTCCCCGAGATGGTAACTGCACCGTCGGAACCCTCATCGATTCCGATAGGTGTCCGTAGTGGGTGCATCGTGCCTCCTTCTCCCGTCCGTGAAGCTTGCCTTGCCACACCGCGCCTCGCATCGCCGCACCATGCGTCACCCGTCCTCAGCGCATCGTCCTCGCCTTGACTTGCCCGGCTATGCCTTAGCCCAACACGCCCTTCCACGGTACAACAGCACAAGTATATATCGTAAGAGTAGGTCGTGCAAGCTACTCTACCACTGTGCTCGCCATCTCTCGCTCGGCTTTCACCTCGTCCTTCGCTCGACTCACGATGTCCGCCACGTCGGGCTGCTCCGTTGTCTGGATCTCCTCGATCGCGCGACGAAAGACAGTGAGGCCGTCTACGATTTCCTCCAACTTCATGTCCTGCACGGCCTCCCAAGAGCGCGTGCCGAAGATCTCGTTCGCGACGTCGCTCTTGAGGATGTTCGTCTCCTTGTCGCGGCCAGGGAAAGCACGCGAGAACTCTTCCTTCAACTCGTCGAGCGCGATCTCCTTCTTGCGCTTGCGCTGCGCGTGGCTATTGCCCGTCGAGAACAGCGCTTCACTCGTGGTCGCATCGACGCCGAGATGCTCGCCGCCGAGGTTCAGCCACTGGACGTGCGGGAGGAAGTCCTCGAACGTCGGGAACTGGAAAACCTGCCCGTTCAGCATCTCCGACCGATCCTTCAGTACCGTCGCCTGGATCATCATGTCCGAGCGGATCGACAGGCCCGCGCGTTCCTTCTTGTCCTTCGCAGCCCGGAGCTCGTCGACGCCGACCCGCATCGACTCCATCTCTACCTCCAGGCTGGCCTCGTAGCCGAACTCCTTCTCGGCGCGCATCCGGCTACCGACCTGCACGATGTCCCGATTGCCCTCCTCGTCGAACATGTCCTCGAAGAGCTGCTGGAGTCGCCCGCAGCTTACGATGTGACACTTCGAGTTGACGAACGGCGTTGCGAACATCTCCCGCCAATCGTGCTTGACCGGCTGCCAGTCCTGGAACTTCATAATCTTGCGGTGCATCCGCTTCATGTACGCCGCGATCAGCTCATCCCAGAAGTGGCTGACGGAATCGATCACGAGGATGGCGCCGTTCGCCTCGGCTTCCTCGATTGCCTTTTGCAGTTGCCGGAACGCCCGCGTCTTGAGCTGGTAGAGCGGGATCTCCGCGCCGTCGGTCAGGTCCGTTCGGACCGCGTTCTCCGCCTGCTTGTCGACGAAGAAGTCCGAGCCCGTCTCCGTGTCAACGAAAAAGATTGGGCGCGGCCCGTCCTCCCCACCGGCGAGCTTCGACAGCCCGATCGCGACGCGCATTGCCGTACCCGTCTTGCCCGCGCCCTGCGATCCGTAGAACGCGACCTTCGCGTAGGCGAGTCGGTTCAACGCCGGGGTGAAAAGCTTCGTCTTGATCGCTTCACCGGTCATTCATGCCTCCTTCAATCGCCTCGATAACCCGCCACCGATACGCCTCACTCCTCAGACACACCGCCAGCGGATGCTTGCAGTAGTAGCCATGACTCGGCCCCTTGAGCGCGTAGTCTGTGCAATCACATAGCCAGCCCACACCATCCCAGACAACGACGTGACCGTTCACGCTCCACCTGTTTTCGCCGAGCTCCCTGACCGCATGGATCAGGCCAAGCGCGCGCCGCACATGGCTCTCAAGACCGTACTTGCGGATTGTCTCAATCGACGGGGCAACGTAGTTCATGCTTCAACGATGTCCTTGAATGCGGTCGAGTTGACCAAGTACATCTTGTCGCCGACCTTCCAAACGAACTGCGTCACGCCGCCATCCGCGATGACAAGGTTGATTTCGCCGATGCTTTCAAGAAGCTCCTTGATTTCCGCATCGCTAGTCCACTCCGTTGTCCGATACTGTTTCACCGCGTGCCTCCTTTCTGTGCCGCTCCTACCATCCTCTCGTGCTCACGCTGGAGCTTGAGGATGTGCTCCAACACCGATGCCTCAGTCGCGTTCGGATGCATAAGGCATTCGTGGTCGCGTTCGATTGCGTACTCGTCACGCCCAGCATGGTGATAGACCTGGGCACCGAAGACCCGAACAGGGATCCCGAACGCTTCGACGATCGACCAACCTGCATAGTTCTCGATCAATGCATCCTCCTTTCACTCCACCCGCCACACGCGGACGCCGCCCTCGACGGGCATCACCGTGAATCTCACCTCAGCACCACGGGCGATCGATAGCTTGCGTTCCCAATTGGCAGCGTTCGACCGCACGGAGGCCCGCTTGCCGCCCTCGACGAGGAACGACTCGCCGATCGCCAGCCGCTCCCACGGATACTTCGCCTTGCGGCCCGAGCCGCCGTCGTGGAGCTTCTTCGGGACCGGGATGTCCCGCTCTACCCGCGGCATCTTCGCCATGTGATCATCGCTCCTTTGCTCGCGGGGCGGGTAGTGATATAGCCACGCTGTTCAAGCGAGTCGACCATCCAGTCGTACGCTGCGAATCCCGCGCTCTTGCGCCTCAAGCGTGCGGCCTCTCGGCCATCTATAAGGCGTACGCCCACGCGCGCACACCATCCATCGTCCCAGCGGTAGAAATAGGGCTGGTTTTCCAAGACAGCGCGCATCGATTCTTCGCGGGCTTTGCCGCGATAGCTGCGCACGATTAGGTATGGACGCCCTTCCCCTGTCCATTTGCCGTTCCACGAGTTGCGCCCTGGCATAGAGAGGTCGTAACAGAGAAGCATCACTCCACCTCCTCGACCACGCCGCTCTCCCCGCACGCAGGGCAGTGGCCGTCTTCGATCAGGCCGACAACCTGGTCGTCGAACAGCGCCTCCTTCGAGCACGCATCGCCATAGCCGGCTTGACCCCATTCCGCGCCGCATGCCGTGCAATGAAATCCAGGACTGCCAGACATCACGCTACCTCCTCCACGACCAACGCACGCCCACACCAAGGGCAGAACTCAAGCGCCGGCAAGTGCGGCGCAGACGCTAGCACGTAGCCGTCCTCGTCGATCCGGACCGTCGTCCGGCCCGTCTCCGCGATCGTCAGCGCGGCCTTCATCTGACAGCAACAGGCGCGGACTTTGATCCACTCCGCGCCGGCGAGGACCTCGGCGACGAGAGAAACAGCGCCTGTTTTCATGATGGATCGCCTTCTTCTACCAGGCTCGCTACTTGTATTGATGAAGCGTCGATCGTCCCTACCGTGATTGCGTCGAAATCTTCTGGCCTCAAGTGAACGATTTTCCATTCGCCATCACGGCACGTGATCGGATTCATCCACCAAGCGTAAAACGGATCCCGAAACAGTCTCCGTCGATGTTCCAACCACCGCTGGATCGCACGTTCCATCGCACCTATCATGGCGTCTCCCCTCGGGCCTTGGCGAGGACCTTCCTGGCTGCAATGAACTCCGGCTGCTCGCTTGTCAACACATCACGAACCGCTGCGCCTGTGTGGGCGTAGTCCATAATGCGATCTAGCGCTGCGACCAGCTCTGGGACGAGATAGTCATCTTCGTGAATTACAAAGTAGCGCCCGCCGCGGACCCGCCAATCTGATCCCTCGCATTCGAGCAAAAGGGCGTTCTCGACAACATCGCGCCCGCTATCCTCAGCGAGTTCAATCTCGCCGGCGGCAAGCATTCGCGCCTTGATTGCTGTTACTTCCCCCAGCGTGGACTTGACTTTCCCTCTCGCTGTGTTTGCCACCTGCATCACCTCCGACAACCATTATAACAATGCGGCAGGGAAAGTCAAACGGCCCTCAACAGACATCGCTGAGGGCCGCCTCTTCGCTAGTCTTCGGATGCTGCGAGATAGGCCACGACCGCCTTCTCAACAAGATCCCGCATGGAGATCCCGCGCTTAGCGGCCTTGATCTTCACGAGCTTGTGGAGTTCCTCGCCGATCCATAGCTGCTTCGATCCGTTCATTCCTGCTCCACGAACTTCTCGTACTCTACAAGCCAGCGGATGACCGCCTCTGAGAACCCGTCGAGGTGTGTCCATGCGCCGTAGCCGACGCCGTTCTGGTGGGACGCGACGTTGACCATGTAGGAGTTCGCCTCAGTGGGATCGGGTACGGTGTCGTGTGACTGCTCATCTGTGAAGACGATCAGGCGATCGTGCTTCGGGCATCTGCGGACCGCGGCACCGAGATAGGTTCCGCGGTGCGGCTGGGATCCAGTGATGGCGTCACGCAGGGCGAAGCCGCGGCGCGGGGCAACCTCGACAAGCTCATTCGAAAACGTGAAGACACGCACATGCTCACAGACCTCT